TCTTCTCTCCGTCTCCAAAATGGAAGGGAGAGCGGTATATCTAAGAGCGTCCTAGGAAAACACTGCAAAAAGCGGGGTAAAATGGGTATCCGGCGTAACGGTTCTTCACATGTAGGATCAGACATGCAGGCTATAAAAAGCTGAGGTAGCGACTCTGGCTGGAGTTGGTTCACCCCAAACGTGCGGCGTGAAAATCTTTCCTGTCACAGACCACGTGTGTCAGAAATCCCTTGCCGGGGTCGTGGGGTTTTTCTACACGATGGGCTTGGAAGTAGAGGTTGGGTTGGACGAACGAGGGGAGAGGACCCGGGTTTTCTTCGTCGAGGACGAGTGCGCTGAGCAGTACCACTCGCTCTCGCGAGGCGCGCGGAGGGCTCTCTGGCTTTTTGCGACGCACGCCGGCATGGACGGCATTGCGCACTTCACGCAGAGCGAGACCGCGGAGCGGCTGAAGCTCGGGCGGATGGGTGTGCAGGAGGCGATCGCCTCGCTGGTGAAGCACGGGTTCATCTCGCGGGCAGGGGCCGGACGCATCTGGGTGAACGACCAGAAGACGGGCTCGACCTTCCACCGTCGCCCGATCCGGGCCCAGAGCCCGCAGCTCGAGGCGCGCATCCTGGCCTCGGCCGAGACGAGCCGCAAGAAGTCGCTGGCCGGAAGGAAGGCCTACCGGCGCAAGGTCACGGAGGCGCCCGGCCACCCCATGGACATTGACCCCGACGATGTTCCGGAGTGGAAGTAGACTCCGGAGCGTCTGCTCGGGAGGTCCATGTGTTCGGGCTCAAGCGGCGGGAACAGGAGCGCGTTGCCGAGCGGGTCTCCTCGCTCGAGGCCGAGCGCAACCAGGCCTGCGCCCGTGAGCGCGCCTCGGACGACAAGCTGCTCGAGGCCCAGCGCGAGTTGATCCGTTACCGGGAAAAGCTGACCACCGTGACGGAGGTCGCTGGCGAGATGGCCTCGAAAAAGAAGGCCGTAGAGCACGATCTCGCCGTCACTTCCGCGCGCCTGAAGACCGCGATGTCGCTCCTCGACGTGGTACGCAGCGTGCCCGAGCTCGTGCTCGAACTCGCGAGCGAGGGCCGCGAAGAGCCCATTCTCTACGACCGCGCGGAGAGGGTTGGGGTCGCGCGAGAGATGCAATCGATCAGTTCCGCACGCGGCATTGTGCTGGGGATGAAGGCTGCGCGAACCGTTGCGGATGCGCGCGCACACGTGCTTTACACGCGTATTCAGGCGTTCGAAGACGTGGCGATCGACGAAGAGGAATACACCACAGTAATCAACCTTGAGGGTGAAGACACTCGAAGGGTGAAGATGCAGTCTGCAAAAGACGCGTGACCCTAAGCGATTTTTGTCGCCATTCGTTACGGAGCAGTGTCATGGTCCCCCGTGAAGCGGGCGGATCGGACAAGCCACACCCCCGGTCTTGCCAGGGCGCCTGTCCCCCCTAACCCACTGGCGCCTCCCTCCGGCCGCCCGCTTCGTTGTTTTGGGGAGCGCCATGGCGAAGGAAAACGGCAGGGCTAGCAAGAAGCTCGCGGAGATGGATCCCTTCTTCCGTGAGCAGCTCATTGCGCGCCGCATCTACACGGAGCTGATGCTGCTCGACAAGCCCTCGCGTCGTCGTGTGCTCGGCATCGTGAACGACTACGCGATGACGGCGGACAAGCAGGTGAAGGGCGCAGTGAAGCGCGCTGCGCTGCTCGAGGAGCCCGGCGGGGAGCTTCGCCGCTTCAGCCTGGACGACGAAGACGAAGCAAGCTGAACGGGGCACTGCCATTTGTCCCGGGAGGGGAACGCCGCTCTCTGCACATAGGCGTGACAGCTCGGAGAGACGGCATTTGGAGGAGCGCATGAGCGAGGCACCTGCCGTGTTGTGGATCCCGGGCCGTCTGCCCGACCTCAACACCATCATCAACGCGAAGCTCAACGTCTTCGTGCCGCCCGCGATGCGCGCGCAGCCCTTCATGCCCGCGAAGCTCCCGAACGAGTGGAGCAAGGTCAAGAAGCGCTGGCACGACATCATCGACCGGCTCTGCACCGAGCAGGGCTTCGACTGCCCGGCCTCCGGCTACTTCAACTACTTCCTGATCGAAGAGAACAAGCGCCGCGACAAGGACAACGTCGGTGCGGGCGCGCAGAAGGTCATCCAGGACGCGCTCGTGAAGCGCGGGTCGCTCTACAACGACGGCTGGAAGACCGTGCTCGGCTACCGGCACTTCTTCGCGGTCGACGCAGACCGCAGCGGCGTGTTCCTGGTCGTGACGCAGAAGCGCTGCCTGACCGACGACGAAGCCCTGCTCTTCGTTGCGCGTTCGGGCGCCCAGATCTCCCTGTTTCAAGACGCGAAGGTAGGCTGACATGCACGAGCTGATGCAGTTCTTCCGGTTCGCACACCTGCCGCCGGAGCAGCGCGAGGTGAGCGAGGGGTTTTTCGTGCTCGCCGACGCCATCATGCGCTGCACGGACTTCGACTTCGAGCACACGGTCGGTCCCATGATCGACAAGCAGCGCGAGGTCGTTTTTCAGCTGCCCAAGCAGAACACCGAGACCGGCTGGGCCATGTTCAAGCTCGCGACGGCGCGTGAAATCGCCCAGGGCAACAGCGTGGTCCTGCGCGAGTCGCGCCTCGGCCACATCCTGCGCCTGATTCTCGAGGCCAAGGACTGTGCGGTGCGCTCGACCTTCTACGAGGAGCCGCCTGCGTGAAGAAGGTCGCTCAGGCGCTTGCCGAGGACGCGCCGCTGGTCCCGGTCTCCCAGACGCACCGCGTCACGACGGTGTCTGCAGACGTGCGCAGTGCGTACGAGCAGACACTCGACAAGCGCCAGGAGGACATCAAGGGGCTCGAGGACGAGCTGCTCGAGGAGGCGCTGACGGTGATCGGCGGCGCGATGAAGTTCGCCGACATCGACCCGTCGCTCGAGGCGCCGGATGGCGCGTTCCTGGAGCGCTTCAAGGACGACCCGGACCCGCAGAAGCTCTTCCGGCTCATGAAGTACGGGCTGATGAAGATGAGCGAGGCGCCGGTGGGCTTGCAGCTCGCGCAGAAGACGGCGATCGGCATCCTGAAGGCGCGGGCGGGCGCGAAGGGCGAGATTCGGCCTCTGGCGGTCAACGTGCAGATCGTGCAGTCGATGCCTGAGTTCCAGAAGGTCTACGAGACGGACGGTGAGTGATGGCAGGCACCCCCGACAATTGGGACCCTGAACCGTGGCACCGCATCTACGTGCGCCACTCGCGCACCGCTGACCTTGGGTATCTGGTCCGCCGCGACGGCAAGGACCTCGTGCGCCTGGACCGTGTGAACCAGGAGGTGCTTCAGGAGTACGACGAGCGGGTCTGGATGCCCGAGCGGGCGTACCGGCCTGTTTCGCACGTGCAGGTGGTGCAGGTGGCGTTCGCGGCGGACCAGTTGCTTCTGAAGTCGCTGGGCGAGCACCACAAGGCGCAGAAGAGCTGGCACGAGCTGAGCGAGAAGCAGCGCAAGGCGTGGCTCGAGGAGGGCCCGAAGGACCCCCCGAAGCGTGCGGAGCTCTACCGGGTGATCGTGGACTGTCTGGAGGGCAACCATGTTGGGGATTAGCCCGAAGCCCCTCACGAAGGAGACGGTCGTCGAGGCGTTGAATCGGGAGATCATCCCGCTTCTGCGTGAGCTGCGGCAGGCGATCCTCGACGCCGCAGGCGACACGACCGTTGCGGTACACGCGGAGACGCACGAGGCGGGTGGGGACGACATGCTCGCGGGCGAGCTGATCGCCATCCTGTTTTCGCCCGTGAACTACGTGGCGATGCTCCCCCTGCTCGCCAACCACCTGCTCGGCATCGACGACGAGCTCTCGCCCTACCTCGTGTACATCCCCGAGACCGCGGCGCACGTCTTCGCGTTCGAGGACAAGTTCAAGACCATCCTCTGCCTGCACGGCGCAGCCGTCACGCACCTCTTGCCCTTGGATGCGTCCGTGCCGTACCCCGTCGGCACCGTGATCCGCTTTCTGTGGCGCGGCGCAGGCCAGCCGACCATCTCCGGTGTGGTGGGCGTGACCGTCGTGGCACCCGACGGCGCGAAGGTCTCGGCGCAGAACAAGTTCGTGTTCGCCGAGAAGATCGTGGCGAACACCTGGCTCCTGAGCGGGAGCTGCGCCGTATGAAGTCCGCCCGCACGATGCGCTGGCTGATGCAGCAGGGAGCCGGGTTCAACCCGCTGGCTCTCGCGGGCATGCTGTTCTTCAACAGCTACAAGACCGCCGTCCAGGTCCTGCCCCAGACGATGGACAACACCACCGGCGCGGCGCGCAGCATCACCGCCGTCAGCGGCACGACCTGGCGGTGTAGCAACACCCCCGGGGTGGACGCCGTCGCCTACCACGGCGCGACGCTCAGCCTCCGCAACTACGTCAACGCCGGCAACAACGGCGACTTCACGACCAACGGCGGTAGCAGCGTCTCGACCGACCACGTCAATCCAGCCGGCGTGGCGGAGGTGGTGGGCATCGGCGTCGGCCCGCAAGTCGCCTCGATGACCGGCTACTGCAACAGCTACACGGAGCTGATTGCAGCGCGCGTGTTCACGCAGCCGACGACCGCGCAGTGCATGGCGCTGAACACGAACGTCATCCCGGGCAAGCAGGTGCTCGGGCAGACCAACTCTCTGGTGCGCACTCTCTCCATCAACTCTGCGCCCCTGGCAGGCGCCCTGAACGGCACCGGCGACTTCACGCTCCTGACGTACATGCGCCCGTCCGCGGTCAACGTGTCAGGCACGCCGACCCGTTGGATGGCCTTTCAGGACGCCACGCCCACGTCGCGCATCCTGGTGGGGTACGGCGCAGCGGGGGCCCATGCCCTGCAGATCGGGGACGGTGCAGGCGCGCTCACCACCATCAACGTCGCGCTGTCGACGCCGCTCGTGCTGAACGTGTGGCAGCTGCTCGCGGTCGTGTACTCGGCCGGCACCGCGACCTTTTACCTCAACGGGGTGAACGTCGGCTCGGGCTCGGGCACCGTGCGCGTGCGGTCGAACCTGGTGAACACCTTCATCGGCTACCGCGCCAACTACCCGGGCGGCTCCGGCGGCACCGCGGGCCATCGGGCCATCGACGCGGCCCTGTCGCGCGCCATGACGGCCGCCGAGCTCCTGCAGATGACTGCGTACTGCCAGGCGGATTACGCATGACCGAGTTCGTCCCAGGCTACATCCCCTCCGAGTGGGGCAAGCTCTTCCACGCAAGCCGTGTGAACGAGCTGCTCGGCGCGGGCTCCGCCGGTCCCGGCAAGTCGATGGTGCTGCTGTTCGACCCGATGGAGCAGGTGATCACCGAGCACCAGCGCATCTCGGACAGGCACCACCCTTACCGCATGCGCGAGGGCATGAGCACGGGCTGGGCCCTTCATCTGCGCCGCGAGTTCCCGATGCTCCAGGAGACGATGGAGCGCGCGCAGAAGTTCTTCCCCCTGGTCGACCCGGACTGCGAGTTCGACAAGAAGACCAACACGTGGCGCTTCCGCTCGGGCTACCGCTACCAGTTCGGGCACTGTCAGTACGACGACGACTGGGGCAACTACCTGTCGAAGCAGTACACGCACCTCGGTTACGACGAGCTCACCCAGTTCAACGAGGAGCAGTACCACCAGATCAACGCGCGCCTGCGCTCGGCCGACCCCGTGCTCCGGCACATGCTCAAGATCCGCGCGTGCAGTAACCCCTTCTGCAAGCGCGAGAAGGGACAGAACTACTCGGTGCACGACCCGCACTGGGTCCGCAAGCGCTTCGTCGAGCCCAACCCCAACGGGCGCGTGATCATCGCCAAGGAGTTCCGGCGCAAGAACGGCGAGAAGTTCGAGCGCACGCGCATGTTCTTGCCCGCGACGCTCTACGACAATCCCGACCCCGACTTCGTCGCGAACTACGAAGAGCAGTTGCTCGACAAGCCCCCGCACATCCGCCAGGCGATGTTGTACGGCGACTGGTACGTGACGATCGGCGGCCACTACGCCGAGGACTGGCAGAAGGCCGTCCACATCTGCGAGCCGTTCAAAATCCCGGGCGATTGGCCCGTCTTTCGCGCCATGGACTGGGGCTTCAAACACCACGGGGTGATCGGCTGGTTCGCCGAGGACCACGACGGGACCCTGTACGGCATCCGCGAGTTCAAGTTCCGCGGCATGCACGCCGACAAGGTCGCCGAGCGCGTGGCGGACATCGAGCGGAGCATGGGCCTGTGGGCCGGGAAGCGCTCCCGCATCATCGGCCCCTCCGACACCCAGCTCTGGGAGCAGCGCGGCGACACGAGCCTGTCGAAGGCGCAGATGTTCGCGCGTGCCGGAGTGCCGTGGCTGTCGGCGAACAAGAAGTCGCGAGCGAACAACTCGCAGCTGTTCATCCTGCGGCTCAAGAACCAGGTCGAGGGCCGACCGAAGGGCGTCGTCTTCTTCAACACGATGCGGTACTGCATCAGCACGCTTCCCACGATCCAGTCGGACCCCCACGACCCGGAAGCGCCGTGCGAGGGCGGCGAAGACCATGCGCACGACATGGTCATGTACGCCTGCGCCTACGCCTCGAGGGGCGTTCGAGGCAAATCCCGCGACGTGGTCGACCGCGAGCTCGACGACGAGCGGGATGGAAAGGCCAGGCGTCACTCCGTGCCGCAGGGCCGTGGTCGCTATGGATACGGGAGTTGATCCATGAAGAACGTCAATGTGCCGGCGCTGCCTGTCGAAGAAGAGGACATCCTCGAGGTGCCACTCGACGAGTCGGACCCTGACCTCGAGGACGGGGCAGACGAGGAGGGCGAGTTCATCTACGACGAGAACGCGATCAACATGGTCGTGGACTTCGTCGTGCACAAGAAGGGACGCGAGGCCCTCAAGGAAATCGCGGAGCAGGTGCTGAGCGACTTCGACTCGGCCTGGGACGCGTCCGAGGAGTACCGCGAGCGCGCCGCGCACAGCTACAAGCTGTTCACCGGCGACCTGCCGCCCAAGAACTTCCCCTTCAAGGATAGCTCGAACGCCCACGTCCCCATCCTCCTCGAGAACGGCTCGCGACTCGTGTTTCGCATCGCCAGCGAGCTGTTTGGCGACTGGTCAACGACCTACGGGTTCACGCCGATCGGGCCGGATGACGAGGCGACGGCTGACGTGCTCACCAAGCACGGCAACTGGCAGATTCGGAACAAAATCGTCGATTTTCGCCGGCAAATGATGCGCGCGTTGACGTTCTACATCGTCAACGGCGACGTCACGGCTCTGTCGAAGTTCGACCCCATGGAAAGGCGCAACCGGCACGACGTGCTCACGGTGGATGAGTTCGTGGTGCCCTTTTCCATGGCGTCGGCCACGCCAGACTACAGCGACATCCCGTACAAGATGCAGGTGCTTCGCTACTACCGGCACGAGCTGCAACGCATGCGCGGCATCTGGCAGAACGTGGATGATGTGCTGGAGCGCAAGTCTCCCGACTGGGACACGGACCCAGAGCCCGTGCTGCGCAACGCGAACGCCGAGGTCACGCACCTCGAGCAGGAGACCGACTCCCGCTACACGCCCTACAAGTTGATCCAGTACGAGGGTTGGGTGTCGTTGCTGCCCGACCAGCTCGACGATCGTTACGTGAAGGTCGTGGTGGACACGACCACGCGTCTGGTGCTGCACCTGTCGATTCACGAAGAGGAGGACTGGCAGGACCGGGCCCGCTTCGACCAGGAGATGGCCGAGCTGATCGCCTACCGCGAGTCCAACAAGGTCTACGGCACGGTGATCACGCAGATGGAGCAGCAGGAGACTGAGCTCACCGCGACCACCCAGGCGGAGACGGCGGGCACGTACGAGAAGGCCGAGGCGTTGGCCGGGCTCGACCAGCTGCGCCGAAACCCCATCCCCCCGCCTCCCATCCCGCCGCAGTGGATGGTGGACCCGTACGACGACACCGAGCTGCCCAGGCCCCCGGAGCGCAAGCCCATCAACATGTACTCGCACGGCGTCTGCATCGAGCCGCTGACGGGCGTCGTGGGCATCGGCTACGGGCGCATCCTGACCGACCTCAACGTGGCGGCGAACGTGGCCATGTCGCAGTTCACGGACTCGGCCACGCTGAACAACGCGTGGGGCATGCTCGTGTCGGAGGAGTTCGATGTCGGCAACCAGCTGACCATCACCCCGGGCGGCTTCACGAAGATCAAGGGCCTGAGCTCGGCCGAGCTGAAGAACGCCATCATGGAGCTGCGCCCGACGCCTGCGAACCCGCAGCTGATCGAGGTCGTGCGGATGGCGCGCGAGATGGCGCAGGACACCTGCCAGGCACCTGACGTGCTGAGTGGCGCCGCCGGCAAGAGCGGAGAGACCTACCGTGGCCACTCCGCGCGCATCGAGCAGGCGACCTTGCAGCTCGGTGTGGTGGCGCGGAACTTCGCGAACTTCTTCGAGCAGGTGCTCAAGAACAACGCGAAGCTCAACAGCATCTACTTGCCGGACGAGGAGATCGTGAACATCAGCGTGCAGCCGGGCACGCCGTCCGAGCAGCTCGTGGTGCGCCGCGAGATGTACAAGAAGAACTACCAGATCGAGGTCAGGAGCGACCTGAAGTTCACCTCGATGGCGCAGCGCATCGCCGAGGCCGACGAGGTGCTGGCGATGATCATGAACAACCCCATCCTCATCTCGAACACCGCGCTCGTGTACGAGGCGACGAAGAACTGCCTCTCCGCGCGCGGCAGGGCGGACATGGTGGCGCTGCTTGGTCCCGTTCCCCCGCCGCCTACGGTGCCCATGGCCCTTCCACCACCACCGCCTGAGGAGGCTGCGTAATGCTGTTGTCTGCACTCATCTGTACGTCCTGCTGGGCGTCGTGTTGGGGCTGGGTCTTCGGCGCGTTCGTCGTCGGTTCCTGGTTCGGGATGATGGCGCTCGCGCTCTGTGTGATCGGGAGGGATGACCATGACCGAACGTGACCGGATCGACGAGGTCGACTTCGAGGACGCGTGGCTGGAGCATCCCATCACGCACAAGAAGCGTCGCGACCTCGAGAAGAAGCGTCAGTCCGCCCTGTCTTCGCTGGTCAGTGCGGCGCACACGTCGGTCGACGCGGACGTGCGTGGAGCGCTGGTGAAGTTCCGCGAGCTCGACCAGCTCGTGGTGGACCTGGGCGGCGTGAAGTTCGCGGAGGTGAAGTGATGGACAAGGCCGAGTTTGACGAGATGGAGGAGATCAAATACATGCCTCCGGGCCCTGGGCGCGACGCGAAGATGATGCGTCTGGCCGAGCGTCTGGACAAGTCAGGCGAGTGGGCGAAGTACATCTCGCCGCCGGGGTTCCTGGAGGACATCCGGCTCGAGGATGCCCGGCTCAAGTACGGGATCCCCGACTCCGTTTTCGGCGTCGAGGCGCTGTTCGATCGCATCTTCGTGTGGCAGCTGCCGCGGGTGTTCGGCGACGTCATCGAGGGCACGACGCTCATCAAGCCGGAGACCACCCGGCAGCGCGAAGAGGAGGGCACACCCCGCGGGGTGGTGGTGTCGGCCGGGCTCAAGGCGCTCGACAACCTGCGTTCGAACGGCGTCGAACTCGGCGACGTGGTGAACTTCATTCGGCTCTCGCCCTGGAAGCTCACGATGCAGGAGATCCGCGGCGTGGAAGTGAACGTGCTCATCCTGCGTGACGGCGACCTGATCGCCTCCGAGGAGCTGCCCAAGCGGCGCAACAAGGGGTTTCTGACGACGACGTGCGTCACGACGAAGGACGGGCTGGAGCACCAGCTCACGCATCTCGGGGGGTCACCTATCAAAGCAGGCAGTCCGTGGGTGCCTGAGGACTACTGAGGAGAGCCATGCCCAAAGACGTGTTCACCGACCCCGACGACGAGAAGGAGAGAGGCGACAAGGGCCCTCTCGAGCGCTTCCAGCAGCAGGTCAAAGACAGCACCGACGACTCGGAAGTCCGCATGGAGCGCGACGACGCCGGGGCGGAGGTGGCGGTCGTCACGCGCGCGGACAAGAAGCGCGAACGCGGCACGATGCGCGAGGAGAACGAGCGTCTGCGCCGGGAGAACGAGGAGACCAAGACGCGCCTGGCCCGGCTCGAGGGCGCGTTCGTTGCGCGCCAGGCCAGCCGTGACTCCACGGACGAAGAGGACGACGGCGAGGCCGAGTTCGAGGAGCGCTACAGCCAGCTCCAGAAGCAGCACACCGACGCGTACAAGGCCCTGATCGGCAAGGGCCACAACGCCACCCAGGCCGAGAAGGACGAGTACGCCAAGCTCTCCGCGCGCATCGAGCGGCAGCGGATCGAGATGACCGCCGAGCGCCTCCTCGAGCGTCGCAGCGGCGAGCAGTCCATGCGGACCACCCAGGAGGTGATGCGCGCGGCCATTCGCAACCGTCACCAGGACGTCTACACGAAGCCCGCCGCGGTGGCCTACGCCGAGGGGGAGTTCAGAAAGCTGCGTGCCATGGGCAAACCCGACTCCCAGGAGACCCTCGACATCGCCATGCACGCGGCTCGCCGCGCGTTCGGCCTGACGCGCGAGCCGGCGCCGAGCGACGCAACGCGCAGCCGTTTCGCGGGACCGCCCCGTGGGCAGAGCACGGTGCGAGAGCCAGGCGTGGTCAGAATGACGGCTGAATTGCGCAGAATGGCGAACGCGAAGTACAGCCACATCAAAGACGAAGAAAAACGCTACAAGATGTGGGCGAACAACGAGGGTCGCTCCCTGTCGGAGGACAAGGATTGACAGGAAAACAGTCGGGACGTAATGTCACCCCCAACGGTGCCTAGCTGCCCAGCGAAGCGCCTGTTGGCGGTGACAGACGCCCTAGTCTGTTCGCCCGATGCTCAGGGGACCTCACCAGTCGGCGATGCCGGTGAAGGAGCCGCATCGTGGCAGAACCAAGCCGAGCCCCTGATCAGAACGTAGCTTCGCAGCATGCCCAAGCCGCGAAGCGAAAAGACCCAGTCCGCAGGCACGCAGACGGCGCGCACAACGTGGCCACCCTAAAGGGTGCCAATCCCAAGCGCAAGTACGTGCTCGTGAACATGTCCGACCTCGACGCCATGGGGACGTACGAGGAAAACGGGTACGTTCGCGAGGTCTCCTCGCCCGATGGTCCGCGCCTCTTCGGCATGCGTTCGACCCTCAAGCCTGGCGAGGTGATCACCTACCGCGGCCACGTGCTGATGTCCGTGAGCAAGGATGTCGCCGAGGAGATTCGGCTGCGCGGCGCACCGGGCATGGGGCAGGGCAC